GCTGGCTGCAGTGGATATGTAGTACATATCGCAATAATGCGTCGAGGAAGAACCCGAAACGGAACCCACCGGAACCACGTCCATGTACTTGCCATGTGCAACGGCCGTTATCCATACGCCCGAGCTTGTGCCTCCTTTCACCATACGGGTCGTGCCGTCAGGCATCCAGATGCGCCACTTGCCGGCGTTGCCGCTGTCATTAGGAAGGTCAACGCCGTCCATCATGTCATACTTATGACCGTAGATATCCTCGTAGCCAAGGCAGCAGATATTGTTCACCTGCGTGACAGTAGCACCGCCGTAGTCATCCTCGCCCCGGTACCAGGCGTACTGGTGGACCATGTTGTCCACAAGCGAGTTCGTCACGTTCGGGTTGATGGCGTGCGCCTCTTCATAACCGATCGTATCGGTCATGCCGCGTGAAGCGGTACCGCCGGTGGTACGGTTGTAAGTATGCTGGCCCGCACCGCATTGTTCCTGGCTGTCACGACGGCCATAGGCGGCGTAGAAGAGGTTGGCGATACGGGAGTGCATCAGCGCATCAATCTGCTGCATACCACGCTGTACCGAGTAATAATGGAAGTCGGCCCAGCTCATGCTCGCCGTAGTGCTGCCGCCGGTGATACAGGCGCGGAGCTTGGAACCGACAACCGAACTGCCCACAACCGCGCAAAGGTGCTCGTCATTGGCTACCCAGTCCGGCTCCATGTCCTCGATCCTGTCGGAGTTGGAAAGCACTACCTTGTCGAACTCCGCGGTGTTCAGAACGGAGAAGTGCAGCGCTGTGGCATCGGCAGGAACGTCAGCGATCAGGTACATGCCCGCCTCGAACTTGTTGGAGAGGGTCGGAACAACGATGGAACTGACTACGGCACCGGTATTGTCAGTGAACACGCTGCCGACAAGGTTCGTACCGGGAACGCTCGGGAACCGGACACGCTTGTGCCCGCTGACGTTCACCTTGCAGACGGAATACGTGGTGTCGGCACTGTAGCTGTTCGCGAGCGTGTCCTTGCCGCTCATGATCTTACGACCGCTCAGGTAACCGCCGGCTTCCTTGATGTCATCCAGCGTGAGGATATCGGCGTCAGGAACGGAGGGCATGTCATCCCGGCCCTTGCTGCTGTAGCAGGAGTAATGCTTGCCGTTCAGGTAGTCATTGATGCCCTTTGACCAGAAGAAGGGCTCGAACATCATCCAGTCGCCCTCGCTGCCGTCAAGTTTGGCGGGGCTGCCATCGGCGTAATAGTTGGAATTATTGTCGTCAAGCGGGTAATAGGTCATCTCACCGTCGAGATTGTTCACCGTCGTATCGATGTTCGCGATCTTCACGCTGCGCGTGGTGGCTTTCTTGGTCACTTTCGCCAGTACACGGTGACGCTGTTTCAGGATGGCGGCGATATGCCCGCTCGTCCTGTAAGGCGTACCGTACTTGTAACCTGTCCTGTTGTCCGGGTTGCTGATATTGGCATCATCGGCCACATCGTCGTCGGATTCGATCATCGTGTATTCGGGCTGGAGGATGTTCAGTTCCGGGAAATGGGCTTTCAACGCCTCGTATCTCTCATCCTCGACATAGTTGGTAAGGCGCACCGTACCCGCCAGCGCGCACGTGTCCGTGGCGTTGCCTTCTGCGTCCACGCCGCCCATCTTCATGAACCGGTTCAGCCATGTGCCGTCGTCCTCCCGGTCGATGCCGGTCACGCGGATGCGTTCCACGCCGGAACAGCGGTTCAGCAGGGTTTCCCAGTTCAGACCCGGGCAGCCGTCAACGATAAGCGTCTTCACTTTACTGTAGTTCTCCAGCGTGAGCCCGCTTGTAGCCAGTTTGCCCAGATATTCCAATTTCAACACGGTCAGCGTGCCGGGAAGCCAGGCTCTCGTCAGCGGAGCACCCTTGGCAAAGGTCACGCTCTGCACCTGTGTGCCTCTCGCGTCAAGTTCCTCCAGCTTGGTCTGGTTCGTGAAGTCAAGCTCGGTGCTGGTGTTGCTCCCGGTCTTGGCCTGTGCCTGGTTGCGCAGGTTCACCTTACGCAGCTGGCGGCAGCTGCCGAGGTTCAGCCACCAGCCAGTCGAACCGGTGGAGGGGCTTTGCAGGTTCAGCTCACGCAATACGGTACATTTACCCAGGTCAAGGCCGTTCTTCAGGCGGTCCGAGGCGCCGGTCATGTCAAGCACACGCATGCGGCTCGCGCCGTAGATACGCAGGGGGTCGTTTATCGTGTAGGCCCCCGTGATTTGAAGGGTGGCCACCTTGCCGCCCTCCACGATGCCGGTACCCGCGATATTGGGGCTGTTGTTCGTGCCGTAACCGAAGGCGTACACCTCGCTCGCCGTGATCTTCACCACGTCGGCGGCATCGGAGGAGGTACGGGCCATATACAGGTCGATGTTGTCACTCGTGAAGTTGCTCGTGCCGTATTTGGCGTCCAGAAGGGCGAAACGGTTCTTCACGAAGTAACTGCGGTGCGCAGCGTTGCTTCCCTGAAGGGCGTAGATGAACGGCCATTTCTTGCCGTAAACCTCTTCCATGTTCGGGCGGATATACTTCAGGTAGCCGCTCTTATTGTACGCACGGTCGCTCCAGTTGCCCGCCTGCTCGACGTCAAGCATCGACAGCACGCGATCGACCGTCATTTTCGCGCGGTAAGCGGCGGCGCAGGCTTTCAGCTCGTCCTGCAGGTTGGCCAACACAAGGTTCCAAAGCCAGCTGTCGCGGCCCTCGAAGGCGTATTTCCCCGCCTCCGCGTCCCACGTGTCACGGTCGAGCGTGTAGTCGTAGGCAAGGAAACAGTCGTTCCTCTTGGCAAGCTGGGTGTCACCGTCGTAATAGGTGGTGTACCAGACCAGCCCGTCCCAGGTACGCAGGAGGATGTTCTTCGCGCGCTGGTCAACGCTCGCGAAGTAGTCGGTGTGCACGTAGTAGGTCAGCAGGTGGTCCACATCAAAATACTGGCCGATTTCCGTCCTGAACTTTTCACTCACGAAGGTGCCCAGGTCGTCCGCGGTGGCGTTTGCCGGGACACATGAACGGATCCAGCCGAAAAGGCGTTTCAGTGCGGACTGCTGGGCCGTGTTCAGGCCCGCCCATTTCACGTCGTCCGGGTAGTTGGTTTCCAGGCCGGCATCGAAACCGGCGGCAAGGTCCGCGTCGCCGGAGCTCTGGAAAAGGCAGACCCTCTCGCCGTTGTTCAGCGTCTCCAGCGTCATCGGGCAGGAAGGGGTGAAACCGTCAAGCCCCTCCATGCCGAACAGCCGGCCGCTCTTGCTCTTCTCGTTGTTGAAGTTGTACTGCCCGTAGTAGGTGCTCTCCCCGTCGGAGGTCTCCGCGCTGAACACGTCGATGGGGAAACCGTCGATGCTCTGCCTAACCTTCACCGCGTTCAGGTCACCGCCCGCCTGTTCCAGCTGGTAACGCTGCGGAGGGGTCAGAAGGCCCAGTTCGAGCATCACGTCGTTGTACAGCTTCGCCACACCGGTATTCAAAGTCATGGACGAGTCGGAATAGTCGGACTTCATGCAGAACAGGTCCATCGGGATGCTCCCGGGGCGCATCATGTACCTGTTGCCGCCAAGGGGGTCCGGGGTACCGTTGATCTCGAAACTGAGGTTCGCGCCGCCCTTGGTGAAGTAGATGCGGATGTTCTTGCTCGGGTATTTCGTGGAACTGGTACCCTGGATCCGGATGTAGCAGTCGCGGAGGACAAAATCGTACTCCTTGCCGAAAGGGGACCAGAAATAGACGTCGGCGATGAAGTCGGTCTTCTTGTTGTTCGTCTCGTTCACCTCGTCAAGGCCGCCCTTGCGGACGATGCGCATCACGCCCTTCCCCTTGGCGCGCAGCTTGTCGATATCGACGTCGCCGCTGCCGCCCAGGATGTCGTTCTCCTCGTACAGGCGCATCATGTCGTCGCTGCTGCCGGCATCCACCATCCGGTTATCCAGGACTTCGTCATCGCTCAGGGCACGGTTGTAGATACGGATGTTCTTCAGTTCCACATCAGCGGACGCGCTGTCGACGGTGATACCCGCCGGGGTGTCCTGGCGGAAGTAGTAGCTGTTGTCGTAGATGTCAGCACCGGCACGGTTGCCGTTCACGTAAAGTTCCATCAGGCGCCCGTCACCGCGTTTGCCGATGACGAAGGCGACCTTCAGCCACTTCTCGGGGGCGAACTTCGTGCCGATCTTGATTTCACGGCTCGCGTCCTCACCGTCCTCGTTCGTGTAGTGCAGGATGGTGCCGGTCTTGATGCTCGCCTCCTCGCTCGTGACACTAAGGCCTTTCCCCTTATCCATGCAGCTGATCACCTCGCCCTGACGGTCCGTCACACCCGATACCCGGAACTCCATCTCGATGGTAGCGCCGGAGGCGCCGGCATCATCCTTGAACAGCTGGTAGCCGATGACGGCCTTCGCCCCGCCCGTCAGTTTCAGGCTGTCACCCGTCCAGCCGTTGCTGCTCCAGTCGAAGCCCTCGAAGATTGTCTTCACGCCGTTATACTCCCACCGCGCCGGGTCGCTCTCGCTGTTGCTGCGGCCGGACGGGCTAAGCTTCACTTGAAGGCCGTAGGTGGCCTCGCTGATGTCGATGCCGCTCTCGACCACGTCAATGTGGAAAGTGTAGGCGGTGGCACCGACCTTCAGCTGCATCTGCTGTCGGCCCTGCTCCGTGAAGCGGTTCCGGTAGGTCTGGGCGGTACGCGGGACGCTCACCGTCTGGAGAAGCGTGCCGTTCCTGTAGATGCCCACACCCGCCGGGGTGGTACCGGGATCGTAGGCGGCAAACTTGAACTCGCAGTTTTCGTACTGCCCCACCTCGATGACCGGGGAGAGGTGGTCGGCACCGGTAAGGATACGGCCGTCCCGGTGGGTGACCATCAGCCCCACGTAGGGGACGCTGCTGCCGCTCTTCAGGATATCGATATGGATGCTCTCGCTTTTGAGCGTCAGGCCGTCGCCGGCATCCATCTCGGCGACCATCTGGACGGTATGCCGGCCTACCGACAGGGAGGACATGGAGAGCGGGAAGCTGCTGTTGGTCGTACCGCTGCGGGTGACCGTGTGGGCGTTCTGCTGTTTGCCGTCCACGTAAAGGGTCACCACCTTCGTGCCGGTGCCGCTCACGCCGTAGGGGATGTTCACGGTCTCCTGCGCGCCATAACCGCCGGAAGCCAGGCCGGAGGCGATATTGTAGCTGCTGGACAGGGCCAGCGTCACGCTGCGCACGCTAACGTACGCCTGCCGCTTCTGCGCCTTGCCGGTGGTGGGGTCGGTGGTCTCGGCTATCACGTAGATGTCGCTCGTGCCGGAAAGGAGGTATTTCGTCAGGTCGAGCGTGTACGTGCCCTTGCTCACATCCTGAACCGTCTCCGAATAGGTGGTGGTGGCGCCGCGCCTCACCTGGACGGTGATTTTCGCTTTCTGGCCGGTACTCTCGCCCTTCTCGTCGCCGCTGCCGTACTGGTGGTCGTAGGTATAGGTCAGCCTTACCGGGTCGCCTTCCTTGACGGTGGGCTTGTCAACACTTGCGCCAAGCACTATCTTCGTCGTGCTGCCCTCACCGCCGCCACCGCCGCCTCCGGCAGGGATGTCGAAACCGGTCACCTCGACGCCGCTTTTGTTCTTCAGGCTCACGTGGACGGTGGTCTCGTCGTCGCTCAGTTCGGCGGAGCTGTCGAAGATGGTGTTTGCTTCCACCTCGCCCAGCTTGGCCGCCACGGCACGGTTCTCGACCGGGTTCGTGCTTTCGGCGTTCAGGCTCTCGTCAACCTCCAGCTTATCGATGGTCAGGCTCACGTTGCCCTCCGCATCGGGGATTTGCTTCTCACCGTTCACCGTCAGGCTCTTCATCGTGCCGGCCCCGCCGAAATCCTCCCAGCTCGCGGCCTGTTCCCAACTCTCCACGCTCGTGCCGGTGAACTGTTTCGTCTCCCATCTGCCCTGCGCGGCCTCGTAGGTGATGCAACGGCCCTTGTGCCGGTATTTCACGTTTACGGCGGCGATGGCCGTCTCCAGGGTATAGTAGCCGTTCTCCAGCGGAACCTCCTCCGTCACGTTGTACGTGTTGCCGCCGCTACCCGTACCGCCGGGAATGTCGGTGGAGGTGATTGCCTGCCCGTTACGGCCCAGGATGGTCAGTTTCACCGTGTCGTTCTTCTCGTCAGGGACGGCTGTCATGCTACCCACCAGGCTGCCGTCCACGGCTGCGGCGGCATCCTCCGCCTTCTTGGCGGCGGCGGTGGCCGTACCGGCAGCGGCATCGGCGGTTTCAGCGGACCTGTTTGCGGTACCGGCGGCGTTCGTCGCGGTCTGGGCCGCATTGGTGGCGCCGGTCGCGGCATTATTGGCCTTCGTGGCGGCAGCGTTAGCCACCGCCGCAGCATCCTCCGCCGGTTTCCGGAGCAACGCAACCGGCGCAAGCACGACCTCCTGGCCGCGCATCGCAGGAAGGCTCTTGATATTGTCCAGCGAGGTGACCTCGGCCAGTTCATCGACACTCTGGCTCTCAGACTTGATGGAGTTCAGGATGTCCTTCTTCAATTCATTCTTTTCAGATTCTGTCAGTGCCATAAATTATCCTCCTTATCTTTCTATCAGTTGTACAACCTGCGAGTAACAGCCGGGAGTCAGTCCGGAAACAGCCTCCTTTATCAACACGGCATCTTCCGATGTGATTTCAATCTCACCGCCAGTGTCCATTATCCGCATACAAAGGTGATACGCACGCATCTTCTTACCGTTGTCTGTCTGCATATTGCCACTCGGACGAATACCCGTCCCGTTGAAAAGGCACTGGGCCACGATATGACCGATTACCTGCGGGTTGCCATCAACCAGCAGGGGTTCACCATTAAAATCCTTAAAATCCGCATTAAAATTTACCTTCATAATTACATGATATTAAATACCCGACATTTTGACAACAATACCATTGACAACTTCAAGGGTATAATTATTAGTTAGAAAATCATTCTTCACAGACCATCTGAAAGTCCCGGAAACACCCTTCCGGTAAGTATAGGTCCCGTCACTGCCCAAAGTCCATTCCGTACCATAATTGTTCGAAAGGATGTCGCCACAATATACCGCACCGTTCACATGTACGCCCCCGTCAAAAAAGCCGGCATAAGAATTGGCACTTACCGGGTAACTTTGTCCGGATGATTTGCTGGAAGCATAAATGGCGGCACCGCCCGTATTGGAACCGACAACCTTCACTCCGAACCGCCCCTGAGTGGCGGCATTGAAAGCGACATCCACAACCCCATCCATATCGGTCTGGGACACTCCGAGTTTCAAACTGCGGGAATCGTTGCCGAAATAATCACCCGCTTTCCAGAACAAACGGCCGGACTCTATCGTAAAACCGCCGATCTTGCCATCTTGGGCATGAACGGTCCCGTATATTTTTGCATTGCGCGTCTCAATACTACCATCTTGCAAAATTTTAAAATTATTGTTAGCCGTAACAAGCCCCTCAAGGGTAATGTAGTCGCCTTTGATTTTTATACCGTCACCGCCGACACCAACAAGGGATTTTAAATTTCCGTCGCCGTCAATGGCATATAACCCGGAATATTTGGAAGTAACCATCAGACCTGTCTCTTCCAACATATTCTCGTCCTTATCAAAGACAGCCGCCGAAATCTTCACCAGACGCTCCGACTGCTCGAAAAGTGTTTTATAACGGTGCGCCAGCGATTCCACGCGGTCGGTAGAGAGTATGAGCATGTACAGGTAGATGTCCCCGGTGAAAGACAGCTTGAAGTCTCCCGTACCGTTCCAAAGACCGCTACAGGTATATTGCACGTAGCCGTCAGTCGCGGGCAGTTCCTCTTCCACTTCCATGCTGTTGAAGTTGGCGAACCCCGTCTTGTCAACACCCACGAACTCCACCCGCAGGGTTCCACCGACCGCACAACGGTAAAAGAAGGTCAGGTACACCGGGACGGCTTCCTTCTCCCCGCTGCCGTTTTCAGGCATGGAGGGGATGCTTTTCAGGTTCTCACGTTTCTGGAGAATGTACTTACCCCGGATACGCACGACCTTACGGCCGTCATCCTCGGTCACGCTCGCGCCGTCACCCTTCTTCGTCAGCACATTGCCGTTCGCCCAGACCCAGCGGTTACCCACAAGGAAGAACACCGTCTCGTTTTCCGTGTTCCATTTCATAAGGCCGTCATCAAAGGCGGGGTTATTCAGATACCCGCGATCGGTGGCGAAGTCCTGGCGCAGAGCGGTCACCACACTGGTGATACGTCCCTCGACGATCTCGAATTTTGTCTTGATATCCTCGCCTGTCACCAAAAGGAATGTCCCGCGCAGATAGGCGTTGTCGCTGTAAAGGCCGTTGCCGTGCGGCTGGTTGTCGGCCGGGAACCAGTCGTCGCTGATGCCGTCCAGGTTACCCAGGCGGGCACGAAGGCAGCCGGTGAAGTTTTTCGCCTTCACGCCGTCCATCACGTCCATGCGGGGCTGCCCGTCCTCGGTGGCGGATATCAGGATCAGGTTCTGGCGCAACGGGTTTTCCGTATTACCCATCAGCACACATTCGTCACCGGGGGCAGGCAGGGAAGTTCCGAACTCATCCACGCCCACGAGGATGGAATCACCCTCCACGCCGGCAACCTCCACCCAGTAGCCTTTCAGGTTCCCGCCGGTAAACGTGGCGCAACGCATCAGGTCATGCGCCCGGAAGGTATTCGCCTGCTCGAAGGTGATTTTATAAAAGCCGTCCTCCGGAACGGCGGTCTTTATCTTGCCATTGGCGGCGGACACACAGAGCTGGCCGCCCACGCTGCGAACCTTCTCGATAAGCAGTTCCAGCACCACCATGACCTGGCGCACCGTCAGCTTGTCGATGGTAAGGTGCGAAAGGGCGTCCTCCATCCACAACCGCCAACCCTCACCCAAAAGGCCGTCCACGAATTTCGGGCTGCGAAGAAGCTCACGCACAACAAGGGTCAGCAGTTCGGCGTTGCCCTTGCCGTCAATGTGGCCGTTCTCCTCCGGACCGATGCCGACGCCCTCCTCGAAGGTGATTTTCTTTTTCGCGCGGTCGGCCTTCTTCTTGCTGATGAACTCCGCCTGGCTTCTTCTGGCCGAGAAAAGGTTGTTGTCGGTGGGAAGCGTGTTATCCCAGCTCCTTATGATGTCGGGAAGGTTCGCGCCGGCCGTTCTGGTATAATTCCTCACCTCCTCGATACTCCCCTTCAGGCTTTCCATCACGCCGGTGGAAAGCGCGTCACCGATTTCAAGATCCACCTGTGAGGGGAGCGCCACCTTCCGCGTGATTTTCGTGATACGACTCAAGCGATAACCCGTTTCCGGGAAATACTCCGTGCTTTCCAACCGGACGCGGCGGCCCGGGTAAAGGTCTATCCCGTTACGCTCGACATACACGTGGTCCGTCGGGCCCTTGTACACGGAAACGTCGACGGCGTTCTCCGCGTTGTACCTGTTCACCGCCGTCAGGTATTCCTCCTCGGCAAGCGCGTAGTATTCGTCAGGCATGCGGATATTCCAGAGGATATACCTGTCACCCGCTTTCGGGACAAGGCGGTCACCGGGAAGCTGCGTGTCGTCATCATACGGCCAGATGGTGATGATCTCGAACTCGCGGGTGTCACTGTCGAAGTTCACCTCGAAATAGTAGGTGCCGTCCTCTTCCTCGCCAAGACCGGCAAGTTCGCCACCTTCCTGGAAGGAGACACGTTTCACCTTGCCGGCAAGTTCGTAAGCGTTGGGATCGAAGTTCAGCGTGTCATCCCGGAAATACCAGATCACGAAAGGGTTGCCGTCCTCATCCGTCACCTGCGCGCTGCGTACAGAGGTCACGGTACCCACGCGGCGGGGATAGATATCCGCGAAGGCGTCCTTCTCGTAGTGGTGGTGGATGCCGTACTTTTCCGTGTCCACATCCACATATTTGGCACCGTCGGGAAGCTGGAGGCGGCTGTGGCCGTATTTCTCCGGGTCGATGTTCCGGGAACTGCCGATCGGAAACAGGCGGGTGTAGAACTTCGCGCCGTCGGCCTTGTCGCGGGAAAGCTCCGTCAGCCCTTTGCCGTAGGACAGGGTAACCTCCTCACCGTGTTCGCAACGGCAGAGGTTCACAGTCTGGCCTTCCACCCACCACTCGGCGCCCGGCACCTTGCCGGCAAGTTCCTTCAGCGCGTCAGGGCAGTACTTCCCCTCGTAGTCGATGACCACGTTCTCGGTACCTTCCACACGCCCCACTTTCCAATCGGTGATGCCGCCCATGCCGTCATTGATGGACTTCACAATCAGGGCCATGTGTTCCCGTGGCGGGGCGGTCAGCGTAAATACCGGCTCAGGGTCGCCGTCCACCACGTTCAGGACGAGGAAACGTTTCATCAGGCTCTCGATGCCGTAAAACTTCACGTCGTATTTCCACTCCTGCGTGCTGCGTTCATCCGGAAGGTAACGCTCCTGGAGCCAGTAGCGCTCGCCCTCGAAATCCACGTAGTCGTTCACCTCAAGCGCCACATACTCGTACAGGGTGAAGGAGAGCGTCAGCACGTTGTCCGACTGGATCGCCTTCACCTGCGTCGAGCTGTCGTCCGGGGAAAGGACCGCCTTCGCCTGCCTGTTACTGTCATATACCGTTAAAAGCATGTTCGAATGGTGTTTGAACGTTGTTTAAATGATTGGTTCGGGTTCGCGGAATTTCACCTTGAAGCGGCCGGCCTGCACGCCTTCCCGCCAGAGGTAGGTCAGCGGGGTGAAGCCGGGACAATCCAGGTAATGCACGCGAAATGTCAGCTCCAGCTGTGGAAGATACAGCGAGAGCCAGCCTTTGTCGCCGGTTTTCAGGAAGGAGATGAAGGACATGTATTTCTTCAGCCACTCCCCTTTACCCGGGGCATACAGGGCAAAGGTCAGCGTGATGTCGCGCGCTTCGTTGGCCACTGTCAGAATGTCGGAATATTTCTCCCCGTTCTCCTCACGTATGTCCACGGCGGTGTGCGCTTTCGTCTTGCTCGCGGCAAGGATGGCTTTCAGGTTGTCACGCCCGCCGCGCTTCTCTTCGGTCAGGAATACGCCGTACTCCGTCCAGATATCGGTGCCGTTGATAAGGAACAGCCCGCCCATGATTGGTTCCATGCTCATGATGATTTCATTCTTAGTCCGTCACGTATGATTCGTTTTATATCTTCCTTTATCTCGCCGAGGAAACCGGCGCTTTTACCGGTATTCTCCGCAATCTTAGCCAGGTGTCCCTCGGCACTGGCCATGCGGCCCGCCACGTCCTCGGTCTTCTCGTCAATGCTTACCCAATGGTTCAGGCCCGAAGTGAACATGCCTTCCAGTTTAGTGCCCTGGTCCTGCGACATGGCCGAGAAGCCGCCGGCGCGGCCGGTCTGCGTTGTGGATTTACCCTCCTCCGTGATGCCGGCAGTGTCAAACATCTCCTCCTTCTTGGCACGGGCACGCTCGAAAATGTCCGAGTACCGGGTGCGCAACGTGTCGGCTTCCTCCTTCGACAGGATACCGTCGCTCATGAACTCGGCGAACGTCTCCTGCCATTTCTTCAGCTCGTCCGAATAGGTGCCGTTCACGATGGATTTCAGGATGGCGTTCCCCATGAACTCGTCCACGCTCGCGATCACGTCTTTCGAGTCCGTCTCGAAATCCTTCAGCAGGTCCTTCATGCCGCTGCGGATACCGTCGAAAGAGGTGTCCGTGATGGCTTCCTGCCATTGCCTCTGGAGTTCCAGCAGCGTGTTCGCGTCAGAGACGTACTCGTCAAGCCACTGGCTCTGGTCGTACTTGCCCGAATGGAGTTTCTCCCAGATGTCGGGAAGTTCCTGGAGCCGGGCCAGCTCCTCGGGGGAAAGGCTCCAGAGGGAATCGGTATCCCGCACCGACTTGCCCAGGTAGGCGGAAACCGTGTCCCAGTCACCGCTGCCCATGGCCTTGCCGATGTAGTAGTTGTTCGAGTGGTGCGAACTGTGGTATCCCATCTTTGCCGCGAGCATCTGGCGGTCGTTCTCAATTTTCTGCTGCTGTTTCTCGTAGGCACTCCGGTAGTATTCGGTGGAACGTGCGCCGCCGGAGCTGGCCATCTCGTCGGTCAGCTTCTCGATGGCGGTGGTCAGGTACTTGTTCGATTCGGTCAGCCGATCCACCAGCGCGTTCACCTCCCTGGCATTGCCGTGCGAGGAGAACAGGCCGAAGGTCACCGTGTCCAGGATGTCCCTCACCCCGTAGAAAAGCGAGCTGCCGATCTGCGTGAACAGTTCACCGGAAAGGATGTTCTCCAGGATACCGTTCACCGCACCGAGCACGGAATCAAGAATACCGCTTACCAGCGTACCGATTCCTTCCTTCAGCACGTCAAGGATGGAAAGCACCGCCGCGATGATCTGCCCGATGATGCCGCCGTTTGAAAACGTCTCGGCAAGGGTACTGCCCACGCTGCCCATCACACCGCCCATGTTCTTCGTCACCTCGCCCAGTTTGCCGAGCCCCTGAACCACGCCGGCAAGGGAACCAGACTTCAGGCTCTGGAGCCCCTCGGCAAACCCGGTGAGGGATGAAACGGCGTTCGTGCTGGACGTGCGCAGGTCCTGCGCCGCCTTATCGTTCGCCTCTGTCAGGGTGGCCACGCTCGCCGAGGCGGCGTCGAAAGCTTCCTGCGCGGTAGCCACCAGTTCTTCCGCTTCCTTCATGGCGGAGGGGTCACCGCTTTCAGCGGCCTTCTTCTGTTTTTCCTGTGCCACCACCAAAGCGTCAGCGGCGGCCTTCTCCCTTTCTTTGGCCTCTGTCAGCTCACGCAGCGTCGTCTGGTAGGCGGAAAGATCACGGGAAACATCCTTGAACATGTTCCGGTTAATACCGCCCGCGCTCCGATCCTCCAGCTTCGCGATCAGCTGGCTGATCACCTGTTTGTCCTCGGCGCTTGCATTCCGGTACTCATCGGAGGCGGCATACTTCCGCAGCTTCGCCAGCGTGGGACGCAGCTGCTCCTCAAGCAGCCCGCCGAAATTGCCGAAAAGGCCGTCCCAGTCGATATCCGCCTTCAGACTGGCAATCTCGGCGGCAGCAGTCTCTTCTTTCTGCTGGCGGCCGAGGCGTAGCACCTCACCCAAGTTGCCCGCCTCCTGCGCCTTGCGGATTTTCTCCGCGTATTCCTGGGCGATGGCCAGCTTCTTCTGCTGGTACGTGCCATATTCCTTCAGGTAGTCGAGCATCGACTGGCGGGCGGCGTCATTTTCTTCCCGGGTCACCTTCGCCAGGTCGCCGTCACGTGCCGCCGCAGCCTTCTCCCGCGCCTCCTTCAGGGTGGATTCCTGCTCACCGGTCAGTTCGCCCTTCTGCGCGTCCTTCCACTTCTTCTCCTGGGCGGCAAGCTCGGCGATCTCCTTGTCGTAGTTCAGGCGGATCTGGCGGCGGCGTTTCTCGCCGCTCTCCTTCAGAAGGTCGATTTCTGCCTGGCGGTTCTTCATCTGGAGCTTCAGAAGCTCCGAGGCACGCTGCTCTTCCGACTGTTTCTCCTTTTTGGCGGCATTTGGGTCGGGTTTGGCATGGTCACCCAGGTCGAACTCCTTGCCGATATCCAGATATTCCTCCTGCAGCTTCCGGGCTTCAGCCAGATAGCCGTCGCGGACTTCCTCGGCCTCACGTACGGCCTTTTCCTTCGCCTTCTCGTTATACTCCGATATCATGGACTGCGCGTCCACCCGTCCGTACGAATCGCTCTGGGCCATGTAAAGCCCCATACGTGCGAACCAGCCCATCGAACCGTCCACGTCTTCCGGCCGGCTGGCCTTGATCTCGTTCACCTTCTCGTCCGCCTCGGTGGCCTTGTTCACCAGGCTCTGCACCTTGGCCTGGAGGAAAAGCATCCGGATGTATTTTTCACCCTTTTTCTGAAGGATGTCATACCACTGGGCGATCGTGTCGTAATACCCGAAACTCTCGCCATATTTGCGGTTCAGTTCCTCCACCTTGGCCTTCTCCTCGTCCTTCGTGCCGGTGAACTTCTTCAGGCTTGCCAGCGTGCTCTCGATCTCGAAACGGGTCTTGATCATCTGTGCACGGCCGTCGGACTCGATTTTTACCATTTCCCGGGCTTTCTCCGCGGCTTTCTCCTGCGCGGTGGAATATCTGTCCCAGGCGACGACAAGTCCCGTGATAACGGCTGAAAGACCCAACGTAAGCGTGGCCATCAGGGCCTGCGCGGCACCGGTGGAAATGCCCAGGGCGACAGCCAGCCGGGTATTGGCGGCTGTCAGCAGGTTCTTCATCTTCACGACCGTCACCAGCCGGAAAGCGGAATCCTTGTTCAGCGTATTGAACACCTGCTGCAACCCCATCGTGATGGCCATCACGCTCTGCACGCGCGTCTGGATCTTTGCCAGGTTCTCGTTTTCCGAAGCGAAAAGAGACAGCGCGCCGGTGGCCGTGGTGAACAGACCGGCAAGGCCGCTCAAGCCCGACATGAAGCCCTGGAGGTTCGCGTCATCGTGCGAGAGGATCTTCGTCTGGGTGTTCAGATCGGCAAGCGTGTCGGAAAGAAGAGCGGCCTGCTGTGCCATCTTCCGGTACTCCTCGGTGTCCTGTTTCCCTTCCAGCCGCAGGCGGGCCATGTTGTCCTGGAGCTCACGCAGCTGCATGGAAAGGCGTTTGCTGCTTGCACGCGTCTTCTCCTGTTCAGCCTGGAGCCCAGCAAGGGCGCCCTTTTCCTCTTCAAGCGCTTTCTTCGCGGCGTTCAGTTCATCCAGGGCGGCTACCTTCGCCTTGCCGGGTGCGGCCCCCTGGTAGGCTTTCTCCAGCGACTTGATGTCGCTTTCAATCTGCCCGATGACTTCCTTCTGCTCCCGGATCTTGTCGGTCAGGCTCTTGCTGCCGGCGGCGGCGCGTTCTTCCTCCAGGGAGATACGCTCGTACTCCTTACGGAGGTTCCGGACGCTTTTCTCCGCCTCGCGGTGCTCCTTTTCAAGCCCTTCAAGGGCGGCACGCTCCTCATCCAGGACCTTGCGGCAGGCCGCCACGTCGGCGGCAAGTTCCGCCTGCGCCGGGCCGGGCTTCATGTTCTGGAGCTGCGTTTCCATCCGGTGCAGGTCGGAATTCACCCGGTCGATGACCTTGCGCTGCTCTAAAATACGGGCGTTGATGGCAGCGGCGGCCTTCTCCGATTTCTCGGCAAGGATATCGACGGCAAGGCCGGCCTTGTCAAGGCCCCCCGTCAGGTTGTCCTTCATCAGGAATTCGATTTCTACGGGCTTCATCGTTTACAGTTCTAAATTGCTTTGGTAAAAATTCACTATGTCGCCGGCTTCACGGGCGGCGGCTTCCGGATCAATCCCACCGCCACCGCTTTGCGGAACCTTGGAGTCAGCTGCTGACCGGCGGACGTAACGCGGGGCGTCGGACAGCATCAGGATGAGCGTCTGGTAGTTCACCTTCTCCAGGATGTACTCCACAGTCCAGCCGGTGGCGCTCGCGATGTTCCAGATAAAACCGAAGGGGCTATGGGAACCTTCAAACTCGGTCCTTAACTCCCCTTCCTTCTTTGGCTCATTCTCAACTTCATCGGGTTCGCCCGATCGATCGAGCTGATAATACTCGTAAAAGACTCGCTCCCCATCAGGCTGATGAACTTCTCCAGGGCGCCCAGCAGGAAACGGTGCTCCACGGCCTCACGCAGGAACCATGCCACGGGGCGGACAAGAAGCCGCCGGCTCACCGGGCCGCGGCAGAGGGTATGGGCCACCATGCGGGAAACCTTGACGCCGTTCCGTGCCAGGAACTCCAGCCGCTCACGCCCGGCAAAGGAGAAAACCTCCTCGGGGGAGACACCCATCGAGAGGTACAACCTCACGATGCATATCTGCCCGGCAAGGCGCGGGCGGCGCATGGTCACGCGCCACCGCACGGGGCGTTTCATGAAAGGCAGGCGCCATTCCTTCAGGGGAAGGGAGACACCCAGGTCAAGCAATGCCTCGGATGCCTCCCTCTGCACCTTTCTCGCTTCACGCTCGTCCATGCGTTAGCCCTCCACTGCCGCGGTGTCATTGATTTCGTAAGGGGAAGAGCCGTCCTCCGGCTTGTTCACCTTCAACTGGCATTCCAGCTTGGAAACCTCCGTCAGCGTCAGCTTCCCGCCGAGGTTCGCAAGGATCGTACCGTTCGGGATGGACATCGTCTGCCCGGATACGAACTTGATGGTCCACGGACCCGAAAGGTTCACCAGTTCGGTCGGGGCCTTCCAGCCGGTCGGGGCATCCGCCGGACCTACAAGCGTGCCGCCCAAAACGGCCTTGATATTCTTATAGTCCAGCTGGATAAGGTTGAACGTGGGCGATACCTGCCCGTTCTTCTGGAGCAATGTCAGGACGGGGGCGTCGGGAACCTGCTCGGCTTCGACATCGACACTCTCGGGCTTCGTGCCGCCCCAGTCCCAGCTGCCCTTCTCGATCCAGCCGATAGTCATGGCACCGAACGTAACGACGGCGATGCCATAAATGAAATTCTTGTTATTTTTCATACAGTCGTCTCTTTATTAAAACGGTTAATACTATGCCGGATGCCATACCGGCGATAAAGGCAATGAGGGAGATTTTAACGGGGTTAAAACGTTGTTTGAACTCCGTTTTGACCTCTGTTATGTCCTGTTCGGTTTCGCTACGAATACGCACAAGTTCCTGCTTATAGAACTCAACTGTTTGCAGCAGGCTGTCTTCCCGGACCTGCCTTCGAAAAACTTCTTCTTCATAGAATAGGCAGCGCCGCATGAGCGAATCGCAATGCCCGGTGACTGCCAGGGAATCCCCCTGCCTGCGGATATCGACCGAGGCACGCCCGTCCCGGTGCCGGTAACCGGCACCCTCGGGAAGGTCAAGGAGGTTCTGAAAGGGAATCGTCAAAGTCGCCTCCTGTGCCGGAACCGGTTCCTGCATCAGGGTCGAACTCCGGCGGTCCGCCAAAAGATCCTGCATTTTGCGCACCGCTGTTACTGCCACGTCCGCGGACACGGCGGCGCTGTCTGTCATTCTCTCCGCCCGCACCGTGCCCTGTCTCTGAAGGTTCCGGCTCTCTTTGGACGTGCCGCATCCTGCCAGCAGGAACACGGCGAGCAATAATAGGATTACGGGGGTCCACCCCCGGATTCTGTCTTTCATCATTTACCGATTGTTTACTTATTACTTTTCTTAACCGCTCGACCTCTTTCGTCAGGCACGACAGCTTCAGGATCATCTCCTCCTGGTTCGCTTTCAGGTCGGCATTCTCGCGCCGGAGCTGCACGTTCTCCTCCAGAATCTTGCGGTTCTCCTCACTCAGCAGGTTGATGGACGCCTGAAGCTGGGACAGCATGTCGTTGTCACGCTTGCGCCGGCCGAACAGCCAGGTGAAGATGCTTCCGACAAAACCGCCGGGGAGGGCAAACATTAAAAAATTTATCAGGGTGTCCATCTTCTTGCCGTTTATTATTGTCTGATACCTATTGAAACAAGCCACTTACGCACGTCAAAACTGGGGCAGGCTTTGGCCGCCAGTTCGTTATGCCCCACGATACGCACATCAGGAAAACGGCGGTGGAAGTCTTTCACGTACTTCTCAAGCGCACGCTTCTGGCACGCCGTACGCGTGTCCTTCGGGGTCTTGCCGTCTTTGGCTACACCGCCGGCATACACGATATGACGGCTGACGGAATTATAGCCGGCCACGCCGTTGGTGATTTCCCAAGGGTCCACGTTCGCGTCCTCGTTGTTGTCCACCAGGCGTTCCACGCCGCCATTCAGATGGAACAAGTCAGTATACCCGACCTGTTTCCAGCCGCGGCCACCCTTGGATACCGGGTTCGTGTGCCAGGCGCGAATCTCTGCGCCACTGACTTCACGCCCTTCAGGCGTAGCCGTGCAATGAATGACCAGATACTTCAGCCTGCCCATCACGCACCGCCTTCCTCGTCATCAGCGGCCACCTGGGACAACACTATTTCAACCTTCTTTTCCGGATCAGCGTCCAGGCTTACCACAAGCGTACCGGATACTGCTTTGCCGCTACTGTTCACCTCGGCGGTAATTTTCAGCCCGTCATCGGTACCGACCGCCGTAAAACCGGCAGGGACGGATGTCACACTATAATCACCGGATGCAGTGACTGTCACATACTTGCTCTCACCTGCGGCCTTGAACGAAAGGGCGGAAGGGTCGGCTGAAATGGTACGTTCCACCGCCTTGAACACCGGGTCGGTACGGGTGTCAAGCACCACAAACTCCTCACCGAAGGCGATTTCCGTGTCGGCCTTCATAAGCAGCTTGAAGAAGTACAGCTCGCTGGAGTTCATCCACTTGTCAATCTGGATCACCTCCTCGTCGTCCTGGAGATTCACACCAGCGAAAAGGTTGCCGTCGGCGCTCATCGAGCAGAGCGTGGCCACGATAAGGTCATCAGGCCAGGAGTTCAGCGTCTCGATGGTGATACCCTTGTAACGCTTCTTGTTGATGTCCGTCTCGCTCGTATTCTTGTACTCGCGTTCGGTCAGTTCGTCATCGTACTTGTCAAAGTCATCGATGCTCATCAGGATACGCAGGTTCGGGTTCTCGCGCAGGGCTTTCGGAATGGCCTTGCGGACAGCCTTCAACTTGCCGATCATGGAAGTATCGGCAGGAGCCGGGACCACTATCACGTCCGAGTCCTTGGCAGCCTGTGTCAGGATACCGTTAAAAAGGTGGTCGTCATCACTCCCGAACTCGCCGTTGATGTAATGCCAGCCCAACTCGAATTTCACACTCTTGCTGAGTTCATCAAGCAGCGTGTTCTGGGCTTCGGGAGGAAGTTCGGCAAACACAAGGTTGCCTTTCGGCTGCCACTTGCGCCAGATATGCTCGAAAGCGCGGGGGTTGAAAGTGGTGAACGCCATGAAATCCTCCGGATCCAGGGACTTCTCCGAGTAATTGAAGTTACCCTTCGAATCCTCCAGGCCCGGGTTCTCCTTGCGTTTCTGGAGCATCTTGCCGGTCTTGATACGCGGCAGGCTGATTTTCTTCTCGACGCCGGGGATCACCATGATCAGGCCTTTTTCCACAAGGTCGTTCCCGGTACAGGCGAGTACCAGGATCTTCTCCAGTACCTCACCGTTGTAGTTGGTGTTTCTTACTACTATTGCCATAGCAAATATTTTTATTAATGTTTCAACTTGTCCTTAATCTCGGTCATGCGCTTGTTCCAGGGACTTTCATTTGTCGGGTTCACACGCAGGTCGGTCATGACTTTACGTTTCGGGGAGAGTTTCTCCAGCGCCTTTTCCCCGTTTTCGCGGTCCTTGGACAAAAGGTTCTCATAGATGGGGCGGGTGGTGGCGTCGATACGCCCGTCATTCTCCGCGTCATCAAGCAGTTTCTTACGGGCGGCGGCTTCATCCGCATCCGCCTTGTCCCGGAACTCCTTCAGCTCACCCTTCAGGCGGGTGACTTCAGCATCAAGGCCCGGAACTTTCCCGGCTTCCGTTTCCAGAAGCCCGACTTCACGGAGAAAATCGTCATCTGTCACGCAGTTCTTGAACCGCGGACGTTTCTTCAGTTCGTCTAAATTCATGTTACTCTTGTTTTGTGGCTTGTGCAGCCGGTTATTGAATATTTGGAATACCTGTTCAGGGGTACTGTCCTCCGGAAGGGGGTCGGCATCATAGATACCGTCAATAAGGCCAAGCGCCAGCGCTTCATCGGCACGCAGCCAGTGGTCTTTGCCGTCAAAATACAACGAGCGGATTTCCTCCTTGTCCTTTCCCATGCGGGCGGCATACATCTCGCAAAGGGTGTCCTCCAGCGATTCGATCTCGCGGATGCATCCCCGCATTTCCTCCTTGTTGCCGTAACAGCCTCCTTGGACACTGTGGAGCATCAGACGGGCATAACGGCTCATCTGCACCGGCTTGCCGCAAAGGGCAATCACCGAGGCCATGCTGGCAGCGATGCCGTCCACGTAAATGGTGATGTCAGCCTTGCTGTTTTTCAGGGCGTTGAAAATGGCAATGCCCGCATACACCTCGCCGCCGTTGCTGTTGATACGAACGTCAATCCTGCCGGACAAGGCCTCGGCCTCCAGAAGCTCGCGGGCGATATCCCCGCTGCGCACATTGCCGTCATAATCACCGATGTCACCGTAAAGGAGGATACAACAGGCGTCTTCCCCGGGTATGATGTTGAAAAACTTTTTCATGCTTATATAGTCTTTTAGGCGGGTGTTCCCCGCGAAGTTCACGGTGCGAAATTAGGGGGATTAAAGCCGTTTTTCAAACCGCATATTCATCACACTCAGTTTAAAACGCTGTCATGAAGTTTTAAAGTGTCATCATGCGGCACGCGTTTTTTTCCGCCCCTTTTCCTTATCAATTTTGCACGTAAAAAAGGAGGAAATATGACCGAACTAAGCATGCAGCAAAAAAGGGAATGGGCGAAGACGCTCTACCTGAAAGAGAACCTCACACAGCAGGAGATAGCCGAACGCGTGGGGGTGTCACGCATCACGGTGAACAACTGGATAGGCAAGAACGGATGGGAGATGCTCAAGACATCCATCACCATCACACGCGAGGAACAACTGAAAAGCCTGTACCGCCAGCTGGCCGAGCTCAACAACGCCATCATGGCCAGACCGGCGGGGGAACGCTTCCCGAACACAGCCGAAGCCGACACCATATCCAAACTGTCGAACGCCATCAAGAAGATGGAGACGGAAGTCGGGCTCTCGGACATCATATCCGTATTCTCCGACCTGCTTAAATGGCTGCGCGCGTCCGACCCCACGCAGGCGAAAGAAGTGACGCCGCTGCTTGACGCGTTCGTAAAATCAAAAGTCTCATAACCATGGCAAAGAAAAGACTTACACCGCAGGACCGCACGGCACTTGTCGAATGGGAGGAACTGATCGCATCCATACGCGAGAATTCGGACATCAACCCCTCGGACACGGAAGCGGAAATACGCGCACGCAGGGAAAGGCTCGAAAAGGATGACGAGGAGTGGTTCCGGTATTACTTCGCCATGTACTATTCATGCGAGGCGGCGGACTTCCACAAGAAAGCCACCAGAAGGTTGACAAGGAACAACCGGTGGTACGAGGTACGCGCATGGTCGCGGGAGCTGGCGAAGTCCGCACGGTCCATGATGGAAATCTCAAAACTGGCAATTACAAGAAAAATACGCAACGTACTGCTGATCTCCAACTCGCAGGACAACGCCCAAAGGCTCCTGCTGCCCTTCATGGCCAACTTCGAGGAAAACCAGAGAATCATCCAGGACTACGGGATGCAGAAGAAACCAGGATATTGGGAAACGGGGGAATTCACCATCATGGCGGGATGTTCCTTCCGCGCCATCGGGGCCGGACAGTCACCGCGCGGTACCCGTAACAAGAACTTCCGGCCGGACTTCATCCTGGTGGACGATATCGACACCGACGAGGAATGCCGGAACCCGGAACGTATCAAGACAAAATGGAAATGGCTGGAGGAAGCCCTGATACCGACCATGTCCGTATCGGGAAACTACCGCATACTCTTCAACGGGAACATCATCGCAGCGGACTGCTGCATAAAAAGGGCCATTGAAAAGGCCACGGAACTGAAGGAAAAGGGCATCGGGCACGTGGACATCATCAACATACGCGACAGGAACGGGGTTTCCGTGTGGCCCGAGAAAAACTCGGAAGAGGATATAGACCTCTTCCTCTCGCTGGTCAGCGCGGCGGCACGGCAGAAGGAATTCTTCAACAACCCGGTAGCCGAGGGAGAGATATTCAAGGACATCATCTACGGGAAAGTGCCGGCGCTCTCGAAGTTCAAGTTCCTGGTCATCTACGGCGACCCAGCGCCCGGCGAGAACAAGACGAAGAAGAGCTCCACGAAGGCGGTGTTCCTGCTCGGCAAACTGGCCGGAAAGCTCTACGTCATCAAGGGGTTCCTCGGAAGGGAGACAAACGCCACGTTTATCGAATGGTACATCAGACTGCTGGAGTTCGTGAACGGGAAAACGAACGTGTACTGCTACATGGAGAACAACAAGCTGCAGGACCCTTTTTTCCAGCAGGTGTTCCAGCCCATCATCAGGCGCATACGCCGGCAAAGGAAGATATCCCTGTACATCCAGGGGGACGAGGAGAAGAAAACGGACAAGGCCACACGTATCGAGACGAACCTGGAACCCCTCAACAGCGAAGGGAACCTCATCTTCAACGAGGCGGAAAAGGACAACCCGCACATGAAACTGCTCACCGACCAGTTCAGCCTCTTCAACCTCATGCTGACGTATCCGGCCGACGGGCCCGACTGCGTGGAGGGAGGAAACCGCATCATAGACCGCAAGGCGCACCAGACAGAAAAGCCGGCCGTCATCTCCACAAGGAAGATGCGGGCGCACAACAAGTACAGACTGTAAACTTTAATACCTTACCCACATGAGCAAATTTATAGAACTTACAGATTACGACGCGAGCATCCACCGCGAGATACTGGACGCGCTGACAAGGGAGGACAATGCCGTCGTGGAGATATGCGAGGACCGGGCCGTCGAAGAGATGCGGTGCTACCTCTCCAAGCGCTATGACTGTGACAGGATATTCACCAGGACCGGAGACGAACGGAGCCAGCTCGTGCTGATGATGGCCATAGACATCGCAGTGTACCATATTTTCAGCATCCATAACCCGAGGAACCTTTCACCCCTGCGCAAGGAACGCTACGAAAGGGCCGTCGAATGGCTCAGGGCGGTAGCGGCCGAGGAGATATCCGTGGACGGGCTGCCACTGCTTCCCGAAGAGACAAGGGCGGCAAAATCAAATTTCCTTATCAAAAGCAACCGTAAACGTGTAAACCACTGGTAACATGAGCAAAAGACAGAAAAGGGCCGGAAAGATAACCAAAAGCGGAAACCTGCCGAGGCCCGGGCAGAAAGGACCCGCAACCATCATACTGACACAGCCCAAACGCTTCGGCATAGACATAGCGGACTATATGCTGGCCATACGGGCCTTCGAGAACGTGGATTACTCCAGAAGGTTCAGATTATACGACCTGTATGAGGACATTCTCATGGACACGCACCTGACAAGTGTCATCGAGAAACGGAAAAACGCCGTGCTATCCTCCGTCATCGAGTTCAGACGTAACGGAAAACCGGACAAGGCGGTAAACGAACAGATACGCTCCCCGTGGTTCCGGCGCCTCATAGGCGACATCCTGGAGGCGAAATTCTGGGGGTTCACGCTCGTACAGTTCTACCGCAAGGGGGAATGGGTAAACTACGACCGGATACCGCGCAAGCATGTGGATCCGGTGCGCAGGCTCATACTGCGCCACCAGACGGACACCACCGGAACATCCTGGGACGAATACCCCGACCTGCTGTTCATCGGGGAGCCGGAAGAGCTCGGGATGCTCGCAAAGGCGGCCGTATGGGTGATATACAAGCGGAACGACGTGGCGGACTGGGCGCAGTTCGCCGAAGTGTTCGGCGCACCCATCCGGGAATACACATACCCCACGGATGACGACGAGGCACGGCAGAGGGCGCTGGCGGATGCGGAAAGTACCGGAAGCATGTCGGTATTCGTGCACGCCCAGGAAACAATAATGGAACTCAAGGAGGCAGCGAACAAGACCGGAAGCGCGGACCTCTACGACAAGCTCTGCGAACGCTGCAACAGCGAGATATCGAAACTGTTCCTCGGGAACACGCTCACCACCGAGGCATCGGACAAGGGAACACAGGCACTCGGAACCGTCCACAAGGACGTGGAGGAGAAAGTCACGCTGGCGGACCGGCAGGACATCCTGGACGTGCTCAACTACAACATGACCGACATATTCGCCATGCTCGGGATAGACACCACCGGAGGCGAGTTCTGCTACCCGGAAAAGAAGGTCATCGAGCCGGAGAAGAAGATGAGCATCCTCACCCAGTTGCGGACGAACTTCGGCCTGCCGGTGGGAGACGATTATCTGTACGAGGAATTCGGGGTCGAGAAGCCTGCTGACTACAACGAACTGAAAAAACGGCAGGAAGCCGGAGCGGCCGGAATACAGAAGGCGAAAGAGAAAGCGGCAACCACCGGGGAACGGGAGGAGGAAGAGGAGGAGATGCCGGAGACCGGCAAAAAGACTCCCAAAGAGAAGAAAAACGCCCTTAAAAACGCGTATAACTGGCTGAAACGTTTTTTCGCGAAAGCCCCGGGGAAAGACGGGGCAGTTTTAGAGTGGTGATGAACGACCTCTACCGGTTGGAAAACAAGCAGGTGGAGAACGTGTTTTCTTTTGATGAGGAGGTACTGAAGAAAGCCCTGAAGAACATATACGGCAAGGAGTTCCATCCCATGACCGACATCGAGGAGAACCTGTTCGAGGCCACGTGGAAAACGATGAACAACGCCACAGACAAGGGGTTCGGGGCACGGGAAGCCGATGATCCGGATTATGACTTCTACCGCGAAATACGTGCGAACAACGCCGTATTTGCCGCTTTCAAGGTACACCGGGCACAAAACGACATGGCGGCGCTGCTGCTGGACGAAAACGGCAATTTAAGGCCGTTTGAACAGTGGCTGAAACTTGTCATGCCCATAGCAGACCACCAGATGGTAGACTGGCTGCGTACCGAATACGACACGGCGGTCATACGGGCGCATCAGGCGGCCGACTGGAGACAGTTCGAGCGGGAGAAGGATATCCTGCCGAACCTCAAATGGATGCCCTCGACATCCGTACACCCGGGAGCGGACCACCGCGTGTTCTGGGGAACCATACGCCCCGTCGATGATCCGTTCTGGAACGAGCACAGGCCGGGGGACCGCTGGAACTGCAAATGCACGCTCTCGTCAACCGACGAGGAGCCCACACCCATACCGGACGACAAGGGATGGAACAAGGCGCATAACGGACTGGAAAACAATACAGGGAAAGATGCAAGACTGTTCTCTGAAAACCATCCGTATCAGAAAGAGGGCTATCCGGGTGCTGAAGACGCGGCAACCAGACTGACAAAACGGATCAGGGAAATGGTCAGAGAAATGCCGGAAAACCTCAAGCTGGAGGAGAAGGAGGCCATTGCCATGAACAACATCAAGCTGGAAAAGGCACTCGGCATGACCAAAGGAAAACCTATGACATACGAGGAAGCGGACAAAGGCAAAGAGAACCCCAACTACAGCAAAAGTATCGATTACAAGGTAAATTGCCAGACATGCGTACCTGTGCACCTGCTCCGCAGACTGGGATTTGATGTCGAAGCGGCACCGAATATAAAAAACAGCGCGTACGACTTGATGGATAAACAGGGAATCAAATGGAACAGGAACCTGTTTATGAACGCGGACGGAACCGATTCAGAATTCACCTGGGCAAGGACGTGGGCGTACAAGAATAACATCAAGCGGATGGGTGAAAAGGAAATCAGGAAGTTCCTTCTGGAAAATATGAAAGAAGACGGGCTGTATGAGATCTATTGTGCATGGAAAGGAGGAAGCGCACACGTGTTCTGTGCCGAAACAAAAAACGGCTCGACAAGACTGTTCGATCCACAACCCGGAAAAGACAATGTCCTGGACTACATCGCCAGAATGAAAGGGCAGAGTGTCGGCGTTCTCCGAATTGACAACAAACTCATCAACCCGAAAGCGGCAGGATTATTCACAAGGAGTCAGTGATTCGAAAATCATCGTCACAGGTCAGTGTAAGAATGCCGTTGCGGTCTATGATATAATGAGGCAACCCCGTGGGAAGGCTCAAGCCGTCCCCGTCGACACAACCGACGGAATACACATTCTCGTCCGATGTATGCCTTACCAGTTCCACGGAATTGAATCCATGAACACGAGCTAAATTTGTCACTTGTTCAGGTACATTCATAACACATAACGGGCACGTAAAAAATGCCTCTTTGCAAAAGTATAAAATATTTTTTTAAATCAGTCATTTATGGACATAAAAGAATATTCAAAGCTGATAAAAGCCAAGCGGAAGGAGCTCGACAACCTGATGAGACGCAGGATGCCGGTCATAGCCGGACGCATGGCGAAAGACCACTTCCAGGACAACTTCCGAAAGGAAGGTTTCGTAAACGGAGGGCTACACCCGTGGCCGAAAGCGAAAAGGCTGTCCTCGGGGCGGACCGATGCGGCCGGGCAGTACGGGACGCTGCTCTCAGGAAGAAACCACCTCTTCAGCTCCGTCAAGTATGTGCCGGCGGACTACAGGGTGAGAGTGGCCAACGACCTCATATACGCGCCCGTCCAGAACTGGGGAGGAGAAGTGAACCCGACCGTCACGCCCCAAATGCGGCGCTTTGCATGGGCGAAGTATTACCAGGCTTCAGGCAAGGCTAAAAAAGCCGCCACGGGCAAAAGAAAGGGCAGAAAAGGGGGTTCCGCCGCAAGCAATAAACCGCAGGAGAATCCGGAGGCGCTGAAATGGAAAAGGCTGGCACTGACCAAAAAGAAAAAGCTCCGCATACGCATACCCCAGCGACAGTTCCTCGGGGAAAGCCGGGAACTGTCCGAAAAGATAGACCAGAAAATGGAGAACGAAATCAGAAACATTTTAAATTTATAACAACATGGAAGAAATATTCATCGCAATCATGGAACGCATCGCCGAAAAGATGCCGGAGCTGTCATACATTGACGAAGATTACGGACAGCTCGAAGCGGGGGCCGAAGAGGACCACTACCCGGTAACCTTCCCTTGCGTACTGATCGGAAACACCGAATCCGACTGGAACGACATCGGGTACGGGGTACAGAAAAGCGAGTCGTTCATCACCACACGCCTGGCCATTGACTGTTACGACGACACGCACTACACTTCAGGCACCTATGATAAAATAAGGGAACGCCAGCTGAAAGCGAAGAAGCTGTATAAAACACTTCAGGGATTCCTATGTTCGGAAGAGGCCAGCCCGCTGGTCAGAGCGAAGAGCCGGGACTATTCCCTCCCCGGAAACATCAAGGTGTATGAAACCGTGTATTCCTTCACGCTGCACGACGAATCCGCCATGCAGGAAGGGGCGGCAAGGTTCATTCGCCCGTGAAAAGCGAGAGCTGGACGGCTGTCAGACGGGGCTTTTTCACTTTCGGGACAGGTTTTACCTCCAGCTCCTTCAGTTCCCGGCATTTGCGCCGGATAATGGACATGATACGCTCCTCGGAAATGAAAAACTCCTGCCGGGACAACACTTTCAAAGCGTCATCAAAGCGCAGGCGCTGCACCTCCGTCCAGTAATAGTAACGGCGGCACAGGGCTTCATCACGGAGTTCTATAAGCGTCTTGTCTCGTCCTTTGGCCATAAAGTAAAGTTAAGTATATGCTGCAAAATTAGCCATTTAACCGGGGATGTTGATAAAAAAACGCCGCATCGTGCATGGATGCGGCGTTTTTCCGTTTAGAGTGTGAACAAAATCACATGGTCATCAGTTCGGTGTCATCCTCACCCGGAACAAAAGGCTCGATACGGGTGATAACCTTGCTCTGCACCTTCACACGTCCGCTGCCCTTGCAGACAGGACAACGGGAGGAGGAAGGGGCACCGCCCTGGTCCGTGTAGAAAACACGGCCCTTGCCCTCACAGTTCTTGCAGGCCATCACATGAGGCGCGATATTCTTCGTCTTTTCCATACTACAAACGGCAGAATGAAGGCTCGATACGGTGCCAGACACCGTTCTCGTCACGTTTATGGAAATAATAATTCACCGCGGTCTTGTACACCACGTTGCTCTCACGGAAAAGATCCATGATTTCAGTGTACTCGCTGTCGAAACGATCCTCCAGCTCGTACAGCTTGCTCACCGACTTGTAGTCCAGGTCGCCCTGGCGGTTACGCTCGATCATCGTCATGCCGAGCTGGTACATCGGATCATCGGTACCCAACTCGCGTCCCATGGCGTAACGCTTCAGGTAGTCCACCAGGCGCTCGGCGGCAAGATCGGCACGCTCGTCGAAGCTCTTCACCTTGTTGCTTCTCACCTCCAGCTTCATGTCACCGTCCACGATAGTGAAACTCGCCTGCTCGTCCTTGCGGAGCTGGCCGTATTCACGCATCACCGCACGGAAGGCGGCGGCTTCTTTCTCCACCCAGTCGCGGAACGCTTTCACATCATCCACGACCGGGAGCAGCTTGTTCTTCACTTCAAGCATGAACTGCGCACGAAGGCCCTCATAGGCGTCGCGCCGGTTACGCTTGTTTTCCTTCTCTTCCTGCTGGAGCTGTTTCAAAAGCTCCTTCCTGTCCTGGGCGGACAGGCTTTTTAATTGTTCTTTCAGGTCCATAACTAAAAATTAAATGGTTGTTATTGTTGTTTATTCTCACGTTTACGGCGGATGGCACGCAGCTTCACCTGCAATGTGTCCAGCGCCTCACAGTCAAGTTCACGGAACTCCTTGCCGGCGATACGGCTGTCCAGGCAGAAAGTATTCACCTTGTCCCAGTCTGCCGTATCAATGCCCAACAACTGCATCTGGTGCAATACCGCGGAGCGCTTCTGGCGGAGGATCTTCCGGAGCTGTTCCTGGTAAGTGGGCGGTACCAGCTTCTGCATGGCGGCCACGGCGGCACTGTATTCCTTCAGCGTCATGTCACGCAGGCTCGTGGTACGTCCCTCCGTGTACTGGGAAACGATGCTTTCCTTCAGTGCGTCACGATCGGATATCGGAAGGCGGTTCAAAAGGCTGTAAAACGCCGAGTAATTCTCGGGTTTGTTCAATTGCTTGCGGCTGTTGATGTCTATCTGCATGGCTATACTGTTCTTTTATTGTTTATTTTAAGGTTATTGATTTCCTTAATCACTCTTTTTACTCTGATAGTGCACAAATAATCAAGAAGATGTTCCTTTTCATTTTTTGTACACTTATATCGGGCGAAAAATTCAAGTATGTCCATTCTATTCAGCTTTTCATTAACTCAAACCATTCATACCATATCAGCGTAACTCTATGATTTCACCCACGGCAGAGCGTAAAAGGGTACGCAGAACCGAAGGAGCGCCGCTGTCATAAATGACTTCCACGCAACACTCGCGGCGTGCGTTGTGTGATATGACCAGTTCGCAGGTCATATTCTCTCCAAGCCATTTCTCCACCACTTTACGGACACCCGCATCTGTAAGCACTATTATCATTTTCTTGCCCATAACTACTTTGTTATACGTTATTTTTCTCCTTGTCAAATTCAGCTAAAAGCATCTGTAATCCTACACCCATTGAGCACACTCCATCAAACAACTTATACATCAATTCCGGCTCTTCTTCCCAAATTTGATAGACTATTACTTTTTTCCCTGCACCTTTCATCCATCCTGCCTCCGAATGTGCAGAGCGCCCACAAGGCAATACAAGAACACAAACATCTGCCCATTGCATTGCATCAAAATCCGATTTGAAACCAGCTTGTGCAATGGGGTGTTCAAGTGCTGCCCTATATTGGTCTGTACTCCAATTCTCCCAATTTTCATCAATCTGCGACCATTGGAATCCCGTTTTCCCGGCAGGGTGTCTAAAGTCATAGACCTCATGTCCCTGTTCGCGAAGGAAACTAACTACTTGTGGTTGATATTGATTTCTCCAACTACTTGCTACATAAATCTTTGCCATATTTCTTGTTCCTTTCTTTATTATTTTGAATTATTCAACTCTCATCCTTCCGGTGTACTGGTTTCCCCTAAACTTCATCCCCTTGGTGAAGCCGCCCGGATATCCCAGTTCCCTGCTTCTTGCATTCGCCAGCAGCAGGTGCTCACGGCTAACGGAAGCCATGAACTCCCTGCTCTTCTTCAGTCCCATCTCCCGGGCCTTCCGGGTGACGCTGCGTTCGGAAACGCCGAGCATTTCAGCCAGCTCCCGGTTGAGGGTATTGTGATAGTGGCGACGCATGATGGAAAGCATATTGCCGTTCCAGAAGATACGCGTCGAGTAGCCGTTATGCTCCACGATCCGCCCCTGGGTTCGGTGCATGAAAGTACCATCGGGAACCTTCCGGGTCTTACGGTACCGCTCCCGTTTGTATTCCAGCACACATTCATGACACCAGGAATGTCGGCCCCCGTTCTTCAGCGGATAAAATTCACGCATCCACAACTTGCGGCCGCAATGCGGACAGACGCGTTTACGTTTCTGTTTGTTGTTATTCTCACTCATGGCTGTTTATGCTACATTCATCAGTTCATATTCAAATCCCCCCAAGACGGGATAACATTGATATCCGCCTTTTTCACCTGGGCCTGCATCAGCGCCATGGACAGCAACATGCAGACACGTTTGTCAGCCTTGACGGTTCCAGATATGGAACCCATAATATGGTCACTCTTGCCGCTTACGATTGAACCCGCAACCTGCTCAAGCCCGTCCGGATGCTCCTCACTGGCCGCAACACTCATAAAAGCGCTAAGGCCGTTCTCCTTACAAAAGTTCTCCACATACCGGCAGAGTTCCATTACTGACTCTTTCTGTTTTTCTGTAATCATTTTAGTAAAATTTTAATGGTTGATAATATGTTATTTTTCAAGAATATAATCGCACTCAAGAACCTTGACACCACCGTAAAATGTCACTTTGGACGTATCAGTAATACCGAAATGTTCTTTATCCGCGAAAATCATATTTTTCACACCAGACTTCATTTGCCGGACAACGTCCTTAGCCCTTTTATCAGTCCAGCCATGAGCGGCAAAACCGGCCTTGAACTGGTAAGTGGTCGTTACGGCACCGTTCTGGATCCTGGTGGAAACAGTAACTGTACCCACACAATTCTCTATTGTTTTCTTCTTTCCCATGATGATTATTTATTTGTTGGTTTCCAATCCACTGTTATAACCGCATCCAGTTCACCGCTGCCTTCACAGACCGGACAAGGTTTCCGTATATCCTCACGGCTGCCTTCCTCCGTCCCCCAGAACCAGCCGTTACCCTTGCAGTAGCCGCACTTGTGGCCGATACTGACAAAGTTCTCACGGTTAGGTCCCTTGCACATATAGGCGGGAGGGCAGATTTCAAGTTGTTTCTCGATCTTGCTCATAATCACATTGATTTACAAATGAAATTCATTACTTTTGCACTGACCGTTACCGGTCGCTTAAAACTACGTCTCGTCCCCGCCGGTCTGTGAAGGTCGGCTGGGGATTCTTATTTACTGCCATTTTCCAAAGCCCCCAGTTCCCAAATCACATATTTGCTGGTGGAACCGCGGTACCGCCCTTTGCTGTACGCCACATAACCCTCCACCCATATCTTCAGATCGGCATCGTACATCACGCTCGTGGCGGCGTCACCTTTAGGATTCTTGCCGCGCGCATGGCTGATGATGATGAACAGTTTGTCAGGAAACTCTTCTTTTAGCTGGATATAGTCACTGTAGGTCATCCGCGTGTACTGGAAACTGTCAATCACGACGATGTTGTAACTCTTATGACGGCGCAGGCGTTCCTTCAGCGCCGGGATGTCTTCCTTGATGAAGGCCAGATGGCGGCTCACACCAGCCATGCCGAAGCGTTTCAGGTTGTTCTGGACCGTCAGACGCGTACCCTCTTCCAAAGAATCGATCGCGATACGATCATACTTGCACAGTTCCTTGCACAACTGCATCACAAAAGAAGTCTTCCCGTTACCGCTGTTACCCCAGATAAACCATACACCCGTACGTTCCGGGGTGTCGAAGGCCTCCTTCCACTTTCCTTCGAAGGGAAATACCTCATATTTCTTGCTGAGGATATCCTTTACACTCAATGCACGCTTCATGGTCAGAAAAGTTTAAGTTGCCGGATATCGTCAATCTTGTCAAGAACGGCCTGCCGTGCGGCGCCCCGCAGATTGTCATGGCAGAGCATCCAGCCGAGCGCCCACAGAAGGGCGTTCTCTCGGGTAGCGAACTGTCCCCATTTGCGTCCCGGATTAAAACCGCCGCTGGACCCGTCCACTTCCATGTGTACACCGGAAGTCCACCAGCCGTCCTGCTGCCCCACAAGAGCGTCCAGGTAATCGCGACCGTTCCGGTAAACGGGGACAGTCTCGTATTCCGTCAGGACGGGATAGCTGCTCCAGGGAGAGGGAAGCCGGTCACGGCCGTCGATTTTCAGGTATTCAAATTTGTTTTCCATATCCTTAAAATTACGTTTGAACGGTATTTGAACGGGTTACAAATCACTCATGCGTTTTACCTTGTGGATGGAATCCTTCACGCGGCGAAGGTCATAATCGCAGGTGGCAGCCTCCTTCATCACGACATCGATATCCTGCCGGGAAGTCAGCCCGTTCGCCGTGCAGATAATATAGACATCATTCTGGTCAGTAGGCTCCAACGTGAAGAACTTACGTCCGATACGGCTGAAAAATTCCTTATAACCGGGCTTCTGGTACTTCAGCCCGTTACTGATACGCTTGACGATATAGTCGGTACTCAGGAAAACGACACCGCATTTCTCCTCCAGCTTGTTGTACAGGCTGATGAAGTAGTGGAACACCGGCTCTGTCAGTTTGTCGGCTTCGTCAAACACCAGCAGGGGCGCGTCCATCTGGATGATGTCGTCAAGGATAAGGCCCCACACTTCGCGGATATTGCAGCCTTCTGTACGGATTCCGACCGTACGGGCAATCTCGCGGACAAAATCGCCCTTCTTCATGTCTTCGGAGCAAAGGATGTAAAAAACCTCCTTGTGGTCCTGAAGGTACACCCGGGCGGTAGTGCTCTTGCCGCAGCCGGCCTCGCCGGTCACCCAGCGGACGCTACGCCAGCGCTGCGCGTCGGAAAGCACTTCGGTAATCTCCTGGTACGCGCCCGTCTCAACGATCTGCCAGCCGGGTGTGCCCATACCTCCCACCTGGGAGGCCACGTTGCGGAACATCTCATCGCTGATGTTCTCGAAACGGCCGTTCAGAATATTGCTCACGGTACCCACGCTGACACCTTTCAGGCTGCCAGCGGCCTTCGTCTGGCTCGGGTATTTGGCCACGTAAGCGCGAAGGCGCTCACTGATGGCGTTTTTCTCTTTCATTGTAATTTCCATAATCAATCCTATTTTTATAATCAATTTTCTTTAAAATTTTCCGACTATTTTCCGTTTGTCCACTTCACGACGACCGAGCTGGTCCCAGCTTATATTGCTGATCACTTTGGTGGAACGCCCCAGGGCAATCTCTTCCGGAGGCTGGCCGTACTTCTTTGTACGACGGTCTATCTGACGTTGCACCTCGGCCGTAATACCTTTCAGTTTCGGAGTGTTCAGACCGTGCTGTTCGGGAGCCACCCCGTGCTCGTACTCTATTTCCTTGGCAACCACCTGACGTTCCACGCGGTCCTGCACGTTGGCCTCCTGTTCCCGGCGGATGAAGGCGGCCTCGCCTTCTCCCTGGTCCTGGATGGCACGGTGGATAACCATGTAGGGCTCGGCGACACGCTCGAAACGGAACTCCCCGCCCTTATCCTTCCAGTACAGCCGGACACTGCCGAAATCATACGGGTCATACTTGACATAGAACTGCTTGTAGGTATTCCGGCGGCGCCATTCATGATCCGGAACGCCCGGGGAGGAATAAACTTCATAGGTGCGGGACTTGCCGCCGATCGTGACCTCGATACCGGAAGAAGTGAACGTGCTCGGGCGGGAGGTCATCACCCAGAAAATATCCACCATGTCACGTGCCGTCACCGCTTCCGTCTCCTCGTTCACACTGGTGTTGTACATCCCGATCCGGGAAATACCGGTGGCCGGATGCTTCATCTCGTTCCATTCCCGGCGTGCCTCGACATATTTCGCCTTCAGCTCGGCAAGGGTGTAAAGTTTGTCCTTGTTGGCCTCGATGAACTCAAGGTTCGGGCGGCTGGATGCTTTTTTGGTGGTGATGTTCTGACCGGTAAACCGCCAGTCCTTATGCAGGACCTGGCTCTGGAAACGGCCGAAAGCCGACTCGATAGTTTTCGACTGGCCGCTGTAGGGAGCGGTCGGGCGGTGGATATGGCTGATCTTTGCCAGCAGACCATCCGAGACACGTTCCAGTTTCTTGTGACCGCCCTGATTGTCATGGACCAGCTCGTAAGGCTTGTGCCCGCTTGTCTGGAGAGCCATGCGGTAGGCGTGATATTGTGCCTCGTAATTCTCGTTCTCGCTGATATGGAAGCCCAGCAGTACCTCGCTGTAGGCATCCATGACCTCGTACACACCGATGGTGCGGACATTACCATGCTCGTCCTTGTAGTAGAGGTTCAATTTCGTACCGTCACCGTACCACAGGCTGTCACGGCGGCTGGGAAGTTCGGTCTTGTGCTTGCGGCCGTAACGCTGGTGCGCCTTCATCTCTCCGTGGACCGCATCATACCATAAAGGCTCGATACGGGGGCTGTTAAGCCATTCGCGAAGGCTGCGGGGACTCTTCAGGGGCTTCCAGCCACGTTCCGGGGCGACACGGTTGTACTCCTCGAATATCTGCATGTCGGTATAGACAGGGACGCGGCTCCGTTTCAGCGCGACAAGGTAACGCCCGGCTTCCTCCTCGATCTTCAGCGTGTTGCTGTTGCCATACTTGCCGCTGACCAGTACCGCGTAGTTCTGCGGCCTGTACTGGTTCACAAGGCTCTTCAGGCGGCCCTCGCTGCCCGGAAGGGTATGCGCATACTCCCCGCGCCATTCCTCAACCCTGGCAAGCAACGTTTCCCATACATTACGGCTACCCCCCAGCATGTTACGTTTCGGACGAAGCGTGTCCAGCTCGCTGATCAGTGCGTTAAGCACCGAGGCATTCCATATATACTCGGCCTGGATACGCTCGGGAAGGGGAACCTGCTCACCGTTCTTGTCGTAGCGGTACTCCTCAAAGAAAAGCTCCGCGTTCTCGTCTTTCTTCACTTTGCTCATAATCATTTCTCGTATCAGTTTCTGTTCAGGATCGCCGTACTTGGCAACAAAACGTTTCTGGTATTTATCGGGAAGGGAGGAATAGATGATTTGTGCACGGGAACCTTCTCCGCCGCCACGATGGGAACGTTCAATGGTACCACGTTGCAGCTGTTTGTCAAGGGCACCCCTGGTTATCACCGGATCATCTCCACAAGTCAGTTCCTGATAGGTTACACACAATGTTTTCTTGTAGTATTCCATCTCCCAGTCCGATTATCACTCCTCCAAATCATTCAAAGGGACATGCCTCTTCATCAGCCTCGCTGAAGCCCCGAAGTTCAGCACGACGGCGAGCTCCAGCAGCGGGTGGTCAAAGACCACGGAAAGCAGGATCCCGAAACTCAGACAGAAATAAAGCACACAAAGGCGCTGTTTCCGGTTCAGACGGGTGAACCAGCGCAGCTGGTCACCGAACAATGTCATCAGGTCACTTTTCATCACCGTCCTTTTTTTGAGGGTTACCACCTACCTTGGTACCACCGCGCTCGATAGCGAGCTTGCGGATGGAACGGGCCAACTTGCTATTCTTGCGAAATGCAAGGGAGTGGGAGACCATTTCCCGGGAACAACCCAGCAAACCGGCTATCTTACCCACCTCGCTGTATTCTACGACTATTCGTTCTTTCATAATTCGCTGATATGTTAAATTATTGTAGAGGGCGGTCGCGGACTCGAACCGCGGACCATGGCCTCTCCCTTGTGGGAGTCTGGCGTGTTCTACCAACTGAACTAACCGCCCGGGAAATCTATCGAAGCTCCTCTATTGTCGGGGTTACCCGGTAGTCAAAACAGGAACGGCAATAAGCCAGGCCGCACTCGTTCTCGCAGACCACGATACCGGTCAACGCGTCAATCTGGTAGGCGAAAATATTTTCGTCATCATTCAACTCTTTAAGGGTGGCAGCAAACAGGTCCATTTCTGCCCAGTCAACGGTTACTTTCAATGCTTTCAT